TACGCGTCAATCGATCGAATCGATTGCCTCGACCGACATCATCCCGGGCGACGGCTCTGCCGCCAGCCTGGTGATGGGCCACTACCTGCAGTCCGTGGTGCGCAACATGGGAGCCAACGGCAGCACTGCAGGCAAGGCCATCCGCATCGCAGATCGCGAGATTCTCGACGTCAATACTCCCGACTGGCACCTGCAGACCGCAGCGACCGTCGCGCAGTTCATCTTTGATCCGCGTACGCCGAAGGTGTTCTACGTGTCGCCTGGCGTGCCTGCAACGCCGGCAGTGTGGGTCGAGATCTCATACCTGGCCAACCCCGTCGAGATCAGCACGACCGGCTCGTATGGCATGGACGGCACCGACACCACCAAGATCAGCGTCGACGACAAGTACGTCGATGACCTCGTCAACTACATCCTGGCCCGCGCCTACATGAAGGACGCCGAATTCGCCACCAACGGCCAACAGGCCGGTGCGCACTCGCAGATGTTTGTCACGAGCATCAACGCCCAGGTCGCCGCACTCACCGGCGTGAACCCGAACCTGCGCTCTCTGCCCCTGAACCCGAACGTCCCAGTGCAGACCGCCCCCACGGCATAAGACATGAACATCGCCGACTTCCTGCCCCACTTGCTGCCCGATCTGCCGGGCTGTCCGGACCAGATCGTGCAGCAGCAGTTCCTGTTCGGCGCCATTCAGTTCTGCACAGAAACGCACGCCTGGAATGAAATCCAGGACCCGATCACGGTGATCGACAAGATCAACGAGTACGACGTCGAGGTCCCGACAGGAGCTCGCATCGTGGCGGTCAAGGATGTGTGGGCCAGCAACCGCAAGCTGCGCCCGGTCACCATGGAGCAACTGTTCGAACGTCTGCCCAACTGGCAGACCGCTGAAGGCTCTGAGCCAACCTACTACAACGCAGCCACCGACTACCGGACGATCCGCATCTACCCAAAGCCGCTCGACGCCAAGAAGGCCAAGCTCACCATGCGCGTGGCATACGCCGCGGCGTTGACGGCTGCGACGATCCCCGACGAGATTGCGATCAAGTACTGGGACGGCCTGATCTCTGGGTGCAAGTCCCGGCTCATGGTCATTCCTGGCAAAGCGTGGACAAACGCCGGCCTGGCTCAGTACCACGGCGCCATCTTCAATGACGCAATCCTCAAGGCCAAGATCTCGCAGATCCACGACCGGGTTGAGGGCAGTGTTTCGGTGCGCCCGCACCCGTTCGCATAAGGGTCCGCCATGGCAGAAAAAATCAAGCTCGTAAGCGGCGACACGCGCCCGCAGATCAAGGTCACTCTGACCGATGAACACACCGGCAACATCATCGACATCACAGGCGCAACGTGCCTGCTGAAGTTCCGTGCGGCCGGTGAGACGACCCTGATTGACACCATGACCGGCGTCGTGACAAACGGCATCGGCGGCGAGGTCATCTTTCTGTTCAACGCAAACACCCTCGAGGTGGAGGCTGGCGACTACGAGGGCGAGATCGAGGTCACGTTCCCCAACGGCGGCGGACGCCAGACCGTATACGAACTTCTGAAGTTCAAGGTTCGCGAGGACTTCTAAATGCCGCTCAGCCCATCCGTCGTCAGGCTCAAGGCCCTGGCAGACGAGGTGAAGCTGCGCGTCAGTGTGTCGGCGGTTGAGCTGACCGCCGCCGCAAAAGCTGACCTTCTCGCTGGCGTCTACGAGTACATCACGCTCCGGGCCGGCATCTCTGCCGAGGTCCTGAGCGCCAGCGCGCAGTACGTGCTGCTGAAGGCCGATGCCGTCATTGGCGAGTTCATCAAGATCCTGTCGCTCGAAGACTTTGCCGGCATTTCTGATGAGAGCCGCCTCGCGATCGGCAAAGCCTTGGCTGATGTGGCTGGTGCCATGGACCAGCTGGTCCGCGCACTGAGCAAGGCCCTGGCCGACTCAGCGATCACCAGCGACGCAGCCAGTCGGTCGGTGGATAAGGTCTTGGCCGACGCATTTGCTGCCACCGAGCGGCGCGCCATCAACGTGGCCAAGGTCATCGGCGATGCTGCTGACGCGTTCGACAGCGCCAGCGTAACAACAGGCAAGGCGCTGTACGACGCGGCGGAAAGCGCCGACGCCCTGCTGCGCGCAGTCCGGAAGGCGCTGGCGGACTCGACGGCAACCAGTGACGCACTGTTGCGAGACACATCAAAGGCCGTCAGCGAAACCGTGGCGAGCGCGGATGCCGCAACCAAGGGATTTGTGCGGCCCATTGCTGAAGACGAGCTTGTCATGCTCGACAACGCCGATGTGGTTCCCAACAAGCACGCAGACGACCTGGTCTACAGCCTCGAGGGCCCGAACTCTGGCCAGACCTACGTCGACCCGAGCTACTTCGCGCAAGACTATTCCTGGGACGGCGGACCGTCTTTTTCGATCGGCAAGGCGCTGAACGACTACTTCGACGCCACCGATGACTTCTTCGGCTCGGCTAATGTCGACGACGACCAGGTGACCTGGTTCGACAAGACGCTGGCCGACAACGCGCTGACCAGCGAGGCCATGGGCAAGGACTTCGTCCGCCCGGGTGTTGCGGACAGCGCGACCGTCAGCGACCTCGCAGCGCTGACGCCTGGCAAGACATTCTCCGAGGCGATCTCGAACAGCGACACATCCGACATTGAGTTCAGCAAGGCGCCCGAGGATGCCGCGTCCATCAGTGAAGCCCGGTTCATGGCGACGGTCAAGGCTCTCGCCGACTCCGCCATCACCTCCGATCAGTTTGCCGGCCTGTTTTCCAAGCGGATTGCCGACAGCGCTGACGCAGATGACTTGGCGGACCTTGCGGTCAACAAGGCGGCCGGCGACTCAGTGTCTCGGTCGGACTCGACCGCAAAGCAGACAAACAAAGCACTGGCCGATACACAGGCCACCAGCGACACCGGTTATGCGCGCATGACCGACTACGCACCCATCGAGTATTTCGCCGAGGACTACGTCGGCATCGCGTTTAGTTTTTGAGAAGGAGCATTTCACATGCAGACCATTGAAGCCTTGAAGGCCACCGGCCAAGTTCAGATCGACATTACCCGCGCAGACGGCACGGTCGAGACCAAAGAGATCAAGAACCTGGTGGTATCCACCGGCTTGAACTACATCGTCAGCCGCATGAAGGATGCGACGGCAACCGTGATGAGCCACATGGCCATCGGTTCTGGCAACACCGCCGCCGCTGCCGGCAACACCGGCCTGGGCACCGAGCTCGGCCGCGTCGCGCTGACATCCACCACGGTGAACGCAAACACGATTCAGTACGTGGCCGCATTCCCTGCAGGCACTGGCACTGGATCGATCACCGAAGCCGGCCTGTTTAACGCAGCCTCTGGCGGCACGATGCTTTGCCGCACCGTCTTCGGTGTGGTTACAAAAGACACGGGCGACAGCATGACCGTTACCTGGACAGTGACCGTCGCCTAATCGGTGACGCACGCAGGACTGGATTCACGCTGGAGATTCGATTAAATGGCAACGCTCACACTACGACTCACAAAAGGCACGCCGCTCACCAATGCGGAACTCGATGCCAACTTTTCGAACCTCAACACTGACGTCCAGTCGCGCCTGCTTGCCGCGTCCAATCTGTCGGATCTGACAAGCGCCGCATCGGCTCGCACAAACCTTGGCCTTGGCAACGTTGAGAACAAAAGCTCGGCAACGATCCGCTCCGAGCTCACCTCTCTCAACGTCAATAGCGCCCTGGGGTACACGCCCCTGGCGCCGTCAGACATTGGAAGCGCTGTTCAGGCCTACGACGCCGATCTGGCTGCCATTGCCGCACTGACCCCGACGGCAAACAACTTCATCGTTGGCAACGGCACTTCGTGGGCGCTCAGTACGCCTGCGCAAGCCCGCACTTCGCTGGGGCTAGGCTCTTTGGCCACACTGAGCTCCATCAATAACAGCAACTGGTCTGGCGCCGCGCTGGCCGTGGCCAATGGCGGCACGGGCGCAACCGACGCGGCGACGGCTCGCACCAACCTTGGTGTTGCCATCGGCACAAACGTGCAGGCGTGGGACGCCGATCTTGATGCCATTGCGGGCCTTGCAGGGACGTCCGGCTTCCTGAAGAAGACGGCTGCCAATACCTGGTCGCTTGACACCAATACATACCTGACGGGCAACCAGAGCATCACGCTGTCCGGTGATGCATCAGGAAGCGGCGCAACTTCCATTGCGGTGACGCTCGCCAACAGCGGGGTGACCGCTGGCACGTATCGCAGCGTGACTGTCGATGCCAAGGGTCGGGTCACAGCCGGAACCAACCCCACTACGCTTGCTGGCTATGGCATTACCGACGCTCAGGCGCTGGATGCCGACCTCACGGCAATCGCTGCACTGGCCGGCACGTCTGGCCTTCTGCGCAAGACGGCTGCAAACACCTGGTCGCTGGACACCAACACCTATCTCACCGGGAACCAGAGCATCACTTTCACGGGTGATGCGACCGGTAGCGGCGCGACTTCTGTTGCGCTCACGCTTGCCAACAGCGGCGTCACGGCGGGCACCTACACCAAGGTGACGGTTGACGCAAAAGGGCGCGTCACAATCGGCGCATCGCTTGCCTCTGCCGATCTGCCGACATACACCGGCACGCTTTCTTCCTCGCAGGTCACAACCGCCCTCGGCTTTACTCCTGGCGTGGGTGACGTGACCTTGGTTGGGACGCAGACCCTCACCAACAAGACGCTGCTGTCTCCGACGCAGCTTGCGTACCAGTACAGCACAAGCGCCTTCCCCACCATCAGGCCCACGCTGCTGCTGGACTTTGCCAACACCGAGGCCCTCGACCCGCGCATCACCTTCACCCGCGCCAGCACGGCGACGTACTACGACGGCAAGACGGT